TAAGTACTAGGAAGTATCTATGAAATACTATAGCTATGATGCTATTACGAAAGTATATATAAATTCTTTTGATGCTAGAAAAGACCCTTTAGAAAGTAAGCTTCAGGGGAAAGAAGTATGGTTACTTCCTGCAAATGCGACATTTACTACTCCACCTGAGATGCCTTCTGGTTATACTTGCTTGTGGCAAGATAACGCATGGGTTTTAGTAGAAGACCATCGTGGTACTAAGTACTGGCTTCCCGGGGATACTTGGGACAGTGAGCCTAGAGAGATGAAAGACCTCGGTCCTCTTCCGAATGATTATATGCTCACTGCTCCTAGCAAGCCTCTTGAAAAAGTTCGTACAGATAAGCTTTCCGAGCTTGAGCGTCTGTGGAAGAATGCTGAAGAAGCAGGTGTCATTCAGTCTTCTCTTGGTTTCCCTGTAGATGCGAATGAACGTGCTAACCGAGATGTCACTGGTCTAATCTCTCAGATGGAGCTGACCAGCGTTACTAAGACTCAGTTCTGTGATGCTAATAATGCTTTCCATGAAGTTACTCTTGATAATCTCAAGGTTCTTCAGCTTGAACTAATTCAGTACGCGCAGGCTCTTTATGCTACAAAGTGGCAGCTTCGTGCTGCTATCGAAGCAGCTAAGTCTGTTGATGAACTTAACGCTATCGACATCAAGTTCGTAACTGACTTCACTCCCACTCCTGTTGTTCTTACTCCTGACACTCCCACGAGTGGTGCAGTTATTGATGAAAAGACTAGTGGTCCTGCTATCGCTAGAGCTCTTGAGTGGGTTGGTGGTACTCCCGATGCCCTCACTGCTGGTGCTCTGGATGGTCTTGCTAAGAGTGGTTACTCCACTAGTGAGGATGCTACTATGATGCTGGGTTCTGGATATACTGCTTGGTGTCACGAATTTACTGGCACTGGTGACGTAATTCAGACTATGCCTAACATTACAAATGAACGGGACGGCTTTCTGCTGTTCATTCGAAACAGCAAGACTACAGGCAATGTGACTCTTAATCCCGGTGGACTAGGAGATACTCTTGATGGTAAGTCCTCGTATGTTGTAGCTCCCGGCCACTCTGTCTTTATGCTTTCTTGTGATGCTCAGAGCAGGTGGGTGGTCATCTACGAAACTGGTCAACACAAAAGCATGAAGCCTCTTTATATAGAGAGTGCCTCCCCTGTTGTCATCCCTGATGGTCAACACAGAGTTATACTTGCTTTTCAGAGTAACTCGAATGGTGCTATTGTTCAGACACTACCTGACCTTACGAAGACTGTTCTAGGTGCTCACATGCAGATTCGGAATCTGCGTACCGACGGCGGTATCGTTGAGCTGCTTCCTACTGATGGCCAGCTCCTTGATGGGGTACCCACTCCGTATACTATTGAGGCCGGTACCGACGTGTTCCTGCTCGCTGAGGGTAACAACTGGTTTGTGTGGCAGACTGTTTCACACAACGCTCCGCAGTCTAAACCTCTGAGGATGGACAACGCTGATGTAGATGTGCTTGATGTTCAGTATCCTCTGGAAGTAAAAGTTGATGCTGACACTAATACAGCTACATTGGACATTAACCCTTCAGCTTACCAGCCGATGATGGCTCCCGGTATCTATGCTACTCTTAGCGACGATGTGTCTGTTACTAACAGATTCTACAATAATCCTAGAGCTGGTAAGATATTCTGTGATGAAGTTATCTTCCCCGGCGACCCTTTCCTTCGCCTCAATCCTATGACAAAGGGTCTGACTATACAGGATGTCAGCACTACTGATGACCCTAACGTTACTGGTGGTACTGCTTTCGTAGTTGTTGCTCACGTAGCTTTTGACCAGATTGCTAATGAAGACTTTGACATTGACGTTCGACTGTGGTCTCAGAAGCAGGGTTATCCTGAAGAGGATATTCTTACTGACGTGAACGGTCGTGTGATGGCTACTACTGTTAGTGTTAAAGCTGGTGAGAAGATTAAGGACATCGTTCTTGAAGGCATCGTAATGGCTAAAGAGGTGCAGGACATTGGCATTGCCATTCGACACAACGCTAAGAATGATGTGCTTCAGCTTGGTGGTCGAGTTCGTGGTGGTACCTGTCTTGTTGCTCAGGCAGTTACTCCTAATAACCACACAGGTATTGCCCTTCAGGCTTACGAACGTGACTTCAATAAGACTATCTTGTTTGAAAAGAAGTACTTTAGAGAACTGACTGCTCTTAAATACTGGCTCAATACTCCTCAACAGGAGGCTACGATTACTGCTGGTGAAGGTATCGAAGAGTCTAGTGGTTGGGGTCTTAATAATATAACTCCCCTTAAAGTTGCCATTACTCCTGAAAGAGTTTTTTCTCTTGCCTCGACAGATACCGACCTTGCAGATTACTTCGTAGGCTGGACAGCTAATGCTCTTGATACTCAAGCCCTTCTTGGAAAGTCTGTCACTGTGTCATACTTTGGTAGCAACATCGACAGTGCTTACAACATAGTGCTCCTCAAATGGACTAAGAAGGATACTCCCGCAGCTAGTCAGAAGATGGTGTCTCGGAACAATGACACTATCGTTTGGACAGATGGTTGGGAACTTGCGGATAGCTACTTCATCGCTGAGAATCCGTCTGGTGACTATCAGAACTCCGTCACTACTTTCACAGTACCTGATGATGCTTACCAGTTTGCTATTGGTATTGTACCTGTCATGGCTCAGGCACCTTCTACTCTGAAGTTGAAGAATCTGTTTATCACTGTGAACGAGCCTTTCTCCACTTTCGAAATGCTCAGTAACGATGTGTACAAAGCTAGGATTACGAATCAGGCTACTTTTGCTCAGGACAGAGAAACCTTCGGTGTTCTGCGATACACTATCAATGATAGCTTCTCTTCTATGCCCACGGGTAAGTTGGTCTCTGGTACTGCTGCTATCACAGTAGATAACACTAAGAATAACATCCCAGGCAGCGTCATTGCTAATGATGGTGGTGTCTACGTACTAGGTACTGACATGAAAGTTACCATTAACATGAAGGCACTCCTCGCTAATGAGAAAAGTACAGATTCTACTGTCGACTTCAGTGTCTTTACTTTCGACAAGGATGGTAAGGGGCAAGAGATTCCGAACTGTACTTTGAGGTTCAAGGCTCTTGCTAATACACAGCCTACTCTGGTTAGTGGAACCTTCCCTGCTTTCTCTGGTGCTAAAGATTCTACTTTTGCTATCATGATGAAGAGTGATAAGACAGACGGTGCTTACTTGCAGACCGTTAATGCACAACCTCTTCTTTCTCTGAAGATGGTCACTGCATAAGGGTGATACTTTATGCATCACTTAAAACAGATTCTGATTGCAATAGACCAACTGTTTAATACTCTTTTCTTTGGATGGGCTGACGAAACTCTTTCTTCTAAGTGCTATAGACTTAAACGGGATGGAGTTCGTAACTGGCCCTGTAACTTGGTAGATACTCTGTTCTTCTGGGATAAAGATAAATCTACAGGCAAAAAGCACTGTGAGCTTTCATATCTTAGCGAGATAGAACGCAACCAGTTGCCTCCCGAGATGAGAGTACAATAAAACAAAACCAGAGGTGGCTGAAAAGCTACCTCTGGTTACTAAAGGATATTTCTTTATGGCACGTGTTCTTTATGCTAATAACTGTGTCTCCACCCTTTCGAAAGCTATCACTGCCAGTGACACTAGCATGACCATCTCTGATGTGGATGGTAACTGGCCTGAGATTACTGCTGCTTCTCCTAACTTCTTCTTTGTTACTCTGGTCAATCCTAATAACAATGAAATGGAGATTGTTAAGGTTACTCGTTGTAATCCAAGCTCTGGTCTCATGACTATTCAACGGGCACAGGATGGCACTACTGCTAGCGCTTTCCCTATCTCTTCGAAAGTTGAGATGCGAATTACGAAAGCTTTCTTTGATGCGTACCTTGGTGCTGCTGCTTTCATCCCGTTCTTTGCCTTCCGTCTGGAGCACCCTGCGGGTCTTCCTGCTGGTTGGATTCATTGCGATGGTAGTGCTCATGATAAGACTTCTAAAGCTGGTGAAGCTTTGATGTCTCTGCCTACATATACCAAGAATCAGTGGAAGATTATAGAAACTTCTACAACTATCACAGCTCCTAACTTCTATGATACTTCTACAGGTAAACCGTACTTTGTAATTCCGGGTCGAGAGTCTGGTGCTAAAGCTTCAGAAGAGATTAAGGTTACTGTAAAGGTTCCCAAAGAAGGCAACACTAAAGATGAAGAGTTGGTCGTGTACACCCTTAATACTGTGCAGATGACCCCGGCTCTGTTTGTTGGAGTTTAATCGTTATGCTTAGTAGAATTGAATTTGCTAACAATGCTAGTACCCGCATTGCAAAAGACCTTCAGACTTCGGGTAACACTGTTACTGTAGCTTCTGGTGAGACTGCCTACTTTCCTGAGCTTCCTCACAGTGATTCTTATTTCATGCTTACCCTTGTCGATGACAATGGTAACTTCGAGATTGTAAAGTGCACTGCCAAGTCTGCTACAACGTTTACTGTTGAGCGGGCACAGGAAGGAACTACTGCTAAGTTCTTTAAACAAGGCACTACCATTGAAAACCGGCTAACCGCTGGCAGCATCACGCAAGTGTTCCAGCAGTCTGTTGGTACTGCCACAGAGCACGGTATCTTCCGAATTGCTTCTACAGATGAGATTCGGAAAGGTGTTACTCAGCCTGATGCTCCTGCTGCCTGTACTCCTGAAGCGTTGCTTCCCGTCCTTAATGAAATTAAGGAAGATGCCTCCTTTATTAAAGGTGGTATTGTAGCTTTCTCTGGTAAGTTCGATGGTGTTAATCCCATTCCTACCAGTGGCAGTACTGGAGATAAAAACTGGAGAATTTGTGATGGTGGTGGGGGTACTCCAGACCTTCGTAATAGATTCATTATGGGCTGTGGTACGACTATAGAAATAGGTAATACTGGTGGCAGTAATGAAATGACTGGTACTACAGGTCCGTGTACTCTTACTATTGCCCAGATGCCTAGCCATGCACACACTTTCTGTAAAGGCACCTATGGTGGATATGCAGAAGCTACTGGCAACTGTAGTTCTAAACAGACTACCGATGCCACAGGTGGTAGTACTTCTCATACGCACCCACTGTCTTCCTCTGTAGATAATCGACCTGCATATTATACGCTGGCATATATCATTAAAGTTAAGTAGGTTTTATTATGGCTGATATGAATGACACTCTAGTTTTTATTCCCGCAGATAGTCTGATTATCTACAACGGTAAGCGTCTTAATTCTGCAAAGTTCACAAGTACTTCATCTGCTGAAGGTATCATTCGAGCCATGCACTGGTCTGCTACAGATAAGCATGTAGAGTTCGAAACTTCTTATCGAGAACTTACCGATAAAGACTTTAATGTTTTTGTAATGCCCTATATTCTTTTGTTTAAAGAAGCAGAAGAAGATATTAGAAAACAGGAAGTTGCCCAACAGAATGACCCCATCTTCTGTGCCCAACAGATTCGTGAAAAAAGGGACTACCTTATTTCTCAGACAGACTACTTGCTGATGCAAGATTATCCCCTGTTTGCAGAAGACAAAAAGAATATGGAAACTTACAGGCAGGCTTTACGAGATATCACGAAAGACCCCTCCTTTCCTTGGACTGGTACTCCTGTAGAAAATATTCCGTGGCCCAAGAATCCTCTTGCTAAATAAGGTACATTGATATGGAAATTAAATTCGCTAATAACGCAAGTACGGTTCTTGCTAATGCCATCGAAGAAGATACTACTACTTTGATTGTAGCTACTGATGCCGGGCAGCTCTTCCCCGTGCTTGGTCTCCCTACCGATTACTTCAAGATTACTGTCGTCAATCCCGGTGATGGTACTTGGGAAATCATGAAGGTTACGAAAGTAGCTGGGGACGAGTTCACTGTGGTTCGTGCACAAGAGGGTACTAAAGCTCTTTCTTTTCCTCAGAATGCCGTAGTTGAGAATCGTCTGACCGCTGAAAGTATTCAGGTAATCCTCAATGACGTTAGTGCTTCCTCTACAGAAGCTGGTCGTATTCGTGTGGCTACTGAGACTGAAGTTGAGGATGGTGTTGTTACTGATGCTTGTCTCACGCCCGCTAACTGTGACTTTCTAAAAGTCTTTCCCGGTGTGATTACTGCTTTTTCCGGTGTATTCGATAGTGGTGGTTTCCCTATTGACAGTAACACAGGTAAAGCTCGTAAGGACTGGCACAAGTGTGATGGTACTAACAACACTCCGAATCTTCAGGATAAGTTCATTGTGTGCGCTGGTAGCAAGTATCCTGTAGCTACTACTGGTGGTAGTACTTCTTATGAATTTACTATGGAAGTTCTTGAACACGCACTCACCATTGACGAGATGCCCGCGCATACACACAAGTTTAACTTTGCGAATAATGAAGACGGCTCTGGTGCTATTACTTCCGGTTGGGATTCCGGCTACATTGGTGAAGTAAATTCTGTCGGTGGTAATAAACCGCATAAGCATGATTACAAGTTCGAATATCCTGACATTATCGAACCTCCGTATTATGCTCTCGCTTACATCATGAAGATTAAATAAAGGTTTCCTATGAAATATTCTTTGTCAAACTATCTAGGAATGTTTCCTCGCTTTCAGCCTTATCTGATTGATAACATGGCTGCTCAGCTTATTGTTGACGGGAACATCATCAGTGGTGGCTTGGAAGCATTTCGACAGGATACTATCGAACATGAAATAGATAAACTGTACGCAGACATGTACAGGTACCTGCGTACTGACGGCACTAAACAGTGGCTTGTGTTTGACAAAGATGTTGACCTAGCTCGCAGTGCTGTCATTGATGACGCTACTAATCAGGTGTACATCACAGGTCTTGGTGAACTTCGTACCTTTGACAGTAATCTTCTTAAGAAAACTGATACAACTATCACGAAGGATAACTCTTACAAGGCGGGTATCTCTAAACCTGAAGCTCCTACTCTCGAGCAGGTAGAAGGTACTGGTGCTGCTAAAGAAACCAGAGCTTACCTCATTGCCTATGCTAGACATTGGACTTCTGGTAAGATAGACCTTGGCCCTTGCTCGGATGCCGCAAGAACTATTGATGGTGTCACTTATGTTGAAGTAGATGAAACTCATGTAGCTAAGCTTTCTAATATTAAGCCTAGTGCTGTTACTGATGAGCACGCTGATTGGATTTACATTTACAGAGTTAGCACAACTTCCTCGGGTGAGGGCCAGTGGCGTTATGTTACCAGCTTTAACAGTAAGGGTGGAGCTATGCCTCCCGGTGTGGAGCATAATCAGGGAAACAATACCTACTCCTTTAAGGATGAGTTCAAAGAAGAAGACCTCGGTGAAGTTCCTTCTAACATTAACTGGACTTGTCCTGATAATCTTGAAGGTCTTATCTCTGTAGGCAACGGTGTCTTTGCAGCGTTCAGGGGTAATACAGTTTATCTTTCTTATCCGTATCAAGGACATGCTTTCCCTTCCGAATACGCTATCCCACTAGACTACAACGTCGTAGGCTTAGGTAGCTTCGGTAACACTCTCGTCATTTGTACACAGAGTAATACGTACCTTGTAGTTGTTAATGACCCTAGTGCTTCTATTCTTCGTCCTATCCAAGAGGCACATGCTTGCGTAAGTAAGCACAGCATTGTCAGTATGGCTGACAGTGTTATCTACGCTACGAAGTACGGTCTTATTCGAGTGACGCAGGATGGCGCTACTCGAATGACGTATCCGATTATTTCTGATAGAGCTTGGGCTGACTATAATCCTGAGACCATTAAAGCTGCCTCTTATCAGGGTAAGTACCTGATGTTCTTCGACAGTGACATTGTTGAGTACAATGGAGCAGTAATTGACTTTCAGGAAATTAAGACTGGTATACTAGGTCTTTCTCAGAAAGCTTCTTGTGTCTGGCAGGATGATTCTTCTTCACAGGTATTCATTCAGTATATCAGTCCTGTCTTGATGCAACCACGTATCTTTGCCTTTGGCGAAAGTAATTCTGTTAAGCGAATGTACAAGTGGCGTAGTAAGAAGTTCATCAACACAGAAGGTCTGTTCACTCTTGCTGCTGGTAAGGTGAACTTCTATGATGATAGTTTCCAGTTGAAACTCTATGACTTTGAATACAACAAAGCTTCGAATGCTTTCAACGCACCACAGGTAAACGTTTTCTCTATCAACGGAGATGCTAGTACAAACAGCTACTGGCTTTCTAATCTAGGTAGGCACTGGTGCAAGCTGGACTTCTACGTTGATGACCGTATCCGTAAGACCGTGTACGTCTACAACAACTTCCCATTCCGTCTGCCCGCTGGTTTCCGTGGTGACTCCTTCTATGTAGACATTACTAGTACCATTCCCATCTCCCGTGTGCAGTTAGCTTCTAGCATCGGGGAACTTGAATAAGGTATGTAAATATTATGGTAAATAAAATTACAATTAAACTTCCTGACATTCCTCGAAATGTTTCGGCTGAACTGTACAACTACTTTGCTCAGCTTCATCAGAACCTCAAGACTTTCGAGACTGCCATTAACGCTCAGCTTGAAAAAGAAGGTAAATAAATATGTTCGGAACTATTATGTCTGGTGTAGGCTCCATCGCTGGTGGCCTTCTTTCTGGTGCAGGTGGTCTTTTTGGTGGAAGTAAGGGTCAATCTGGTGTTCAGAAACTTGCTAAGAGTCTTGCGTACAATCAGCTTGGTCTGATGAATGATGCTGTTCTTAAGTACAAAGGTCTTTATAACGAATACTACTGGCCGATTGAAGAGTTTATCGCTGGTAACTACTACAATGATATTAAAGCTGCTCGGCCTTATCAGGTCAACATGCGAGACTATCAGCTCAATCGTGGTAATGAACTGATTGACCTTGCTGAAGATACGAACCCCATTCTTGATGAAGACCGTAAGTCTTTGATTCGTAGACTTACTGAAGGTGAGGACGTTCTTGCTAACAGGTATCGGTCTCAGGCTAGTGCTGACATTACTAGTGCTTTTAATAACCAGCGCAATCAAGACTTCCGAAATATGTCTAGTATGGGTATCAACCCCAACAGTGGAGCTTGGGCTAACTACGGTACCACGATGGGTCAGAACGAGGCTCTTGCTCAGGCTGCTGGACGTACCAGTGCTACTTGGCAAGCAGAAGACACTTCTCTCCAGCGTCAGGCTGCTGCTCAGAATTACTACACTAATCCTTCTATGCTGTACGATGCTGGTACTATCACTCCCGGCATGAGCATTGGTTCTCTGACTGGTAGTGCTTCTCAGAATGCTGCTGTTGGCTTAAGTGGTCAGAATAACAATGGCAACCTGTGGAGCTCCCTTGGTAGTGCCATTGGTGGTATTACCCAAGGTATCGGTAACATTGGTGGTGCCCTTGGCTGGGGTAAAGACTGGAGCAAATAATTAGGAGTAGTTGCTATGATAAATTGGAATGAAGTTGGTTATCCGGGTACGTCTGTCTTCGACGGTATGAGCGCTGCTGCTAATTGGAACAGTCGAGCTCTTGCTAATGTTGATGCTGTAAATAAACTTCGTGAGTGGAGTCTTAATAGCGACCTGCGAGACATTACTCGTGCCTATCAAGAAGACGAAGCTGCTACTGCTCTTGCTCTTGGCAAGAGTGCTAACGAAGACCTTCGGACTCTGGATAAGTTTCGTAAAGGTCTGTACAATAGTAACACCGGTTACCTTGATGCACTTAACGCTATGAATCCTCTTGATGGCACTGCCGTTCGTAGGCTTACTAAGGATGGCAAGAACATCGAGACTGTCCGAATGGACGGTACTGTTCTTGGTACTACTCCTAACCGTACTGGTAAAGATGCTGAGAATGCTCTGCTCTTTAACTACGGCCTTGGCCTTGGCCATGCTAAAGCTAACTGGATGAATCGAGAAGCTGCTCGTCAGAATATCGAACTTGCTCTTGCTCAGGCGCAGAATAAGGATGCTACTCGTACAGAAGAACTGATGATGCGCCTAATGCTTGGTATGGGTGCCGGAGGTGGCCGAGGTGGCCGAGGTGGCCGTGGTGGTCGAGGTGGAGCTGGTAATGGCTCTGACGGTTTTGACCCGATGGATGCTATTCGTATCGAACAGCTTCAGAGCAATGCTGCTGCTAGGATGGCAGGTATTACTCCGAATGCAGACGGTAAGTATGACCTTAGTATGGCAACTCCTGAACAGCAGGCGCAGTACTGGCGAGCTCTATCTGGTTTGAAACAAAGATTCCAAAGTAATGTCTACGGTCTTAATATGGACCCGTATCTAGCACTGGATGTTTCTGCTGCAGACCTTCAGCAAGAGTGGGCTAGAGCTGCTGCCGAAACGGCTGCTGCTGCAAAGAGTGCACCCTCTATCCTCGGCAGAACTGCTGCTGGTGCTGAACAAAATAGACAGAATAGAAATAATGCTGCTAGCGCAGCTAGCCCGTGGATGTATTACTAGAATAAGGATTATAAACTATGGCTAGTTCCTTTACTGAATATTTGACTAATAGTTACGACCCCACTTCAGCAATGATAGGGACTTGGCTTGAGCAGCAGGCTATTGACCGTGCACTTACTCGTGCTGAGATGGAGAAACTTTATCAGCAGAGACTCGCCGCCCAAGCTGCTCAAGAGGCTAAATCTAATCCTTATCTTGACTACCTTAAAGCACAGGCTGCTGCTGGTGCTACTCCCGGTGTAGGTATGGCTCCTATATATGGGAGTATCCCTGCTCCTGCTGAGGCTCCCGGTGTGTGGGACCAGTTCATCAATCGTGCTGTCCCTCAGTCGCTTGCTGGTCTTGCTGGTGGTGTCGGTCTGCTTGGTGACCTTATTGGTGCTGATTCTGTTCGAGACTGGGGTATTGAAACTTCTCAGTACCTTGAGAACATTGCTGCCCAGACTCCTCGAACTGTAGCTAGTCTTGAGGATGTACTTTCTGGTAAGGGAGATTTCTCCACTTGGTTACAGGAAAGTGCCATCGACCTTGCTCCTGACCTGATAGGCACCATCGCTACTGGTGGTGCTGGTGGTCTTGCTACTAGAGGTGGAGCTGCTCTTGCTGCTAAGGTTGCTGGAAAGGAACTGGCTGAAGAAACCGCCAAGAAAGCTCTACAGCGTGGTGCTCTTGCTGGTGCCTATGGCTACGGAGTTGGAGCTGAAGGTGGTCAGGCTTACCTTACTGACGTAGAACGTCATGGTGTCGAAGGTACCTCTCCTTGGATGGACCTCGCTACAGGTGCTGCTGCTAGTGCTCTTGACCTTGCAGGTCCTGCTGGTGGTCTTGTTCTTAAGGCTCTTGGTCGTCCTGTCTCCAAGGCTGCAAGTGAAAAACTTCTTAAGACTCTTGCCTCTGAAAAGACTAGGACTGCTATCCTTAAAGGTCTGGGCAAGGGTGCTCTTGCTGAAGGTGGTACTGAATCCCTTCAGGAACTTACCCACATTATTAACGAACAGCTCCAGAGTCCTGAGCTTGAGTTTACTCCTCGGGATACTATGCGCTTGATTGAGTCTGGTGTTCTTGGTGGTATTTTCGGTGCACCTATTGGAGCCGTCTCTAGGTACCGTGCTAAGCAACAGGCTCCTGCTCAGCTTGAAGCATTGCTTGCTAGGCGGGCTACTGAAGATGCTCCTAACACCAATGTTCCTCAAGCTACTCAGCGTCCCCTTCCTAATCTTCCTTCTGCTCCGACTCCATTTGATAACACTGTAGATTCTTTTTACAATCGAGTTCCTTCTGTGACTAGCCCTATTGGGGAATACTATGCACAAAACTTCGATAAGCTAGATAATTTCTACAATGATTTTGAGCAGAAGATGAAGACTCCTACTGAAGCTACTGCTGAAGCTGCCACTAGATTGCGTACCTCTATGCGAGAGGCTGCTACGCAGGTTCAGCGCAAGCTTAGCGAAGAAAGCACCAGACTGAACACTGAAGCGGAATCTCTTACAAAGCAGCTTGCTAAACTGTCTAGCAGACCTCCTCGTAATGTTACTCCTGAACAACAGCGTGCGTTGATTGCTGACCTTAACAAGCAGCTTGTTGCTAACAGGGCTGCTCAGGTCCGACTTCAGGAGGGTGCTAAAGAACGAGTGAGTTCTATTCAGCAGACTCTTGCTAAGGAAGAAAAGAAACTGGCTAACAAGCTGATGAATGACACCATCATCACTGACCAGTCTGGTCTGGCTCGTGACCCCTTCGGTGCCTCTCAGCTTATCCAGATTCGTGGTGGAGCTAAAGCTCTGTTTGAAAAACAAGCTGCTGCTGTTCGAGAACGTCTCAATAAAGTTTCTGCTCAGCTTAGTCTTGCCGAACGTAGAAGTAAAAGCTCTCAGGCTACTCGTAGCACTGCACTTGCTAAGTTGCTTGATGACCAGATTACTGCTGGTAAGAAGGAACGTAATGAACTTATCAAGCGTCTTCAGAAGATGAACGGTGCGTTGGCGCGTATTGAAGCTGGCACCAACAATCTTGCTACTACTCAGTACACTACTGACCAAGCTTATGTAGACTTGCAGGACATCTATGATGGTGGTGTCACTGACACTCCCACCCGTTCCGAAAAAGTTCTGTACGACACTCTGCGTAAAAGTCTTGATGATACTGAAAAGAAAAGACGTGCTGAAGAACTGAAAGCTCGTACTGCTGCTCGTAGGGCTAAGCGTCCTGATACTGTTACTGACTTTGACAAGACTCCCGATACCTTCTACGACAGAGAAGCTTCTGTAATTCCCAGTGCTACTCCTTTCGAAACTTCTGTTGATAGCTTCCTTTCTGGTACACCCTCTGTACAAGCTAATAACGTTCCTCAGTTAGCACTTCCCGAAGGTCAAGCTAATCTTCCGGCTGTATCTGAAGCTATCCCGCTGGAAACTACGGACACAGGTGCTGGTACCATTTCTCTTGGCACAGAGGGTGAAGCTACCCCTATGGGTCCCGGTCGTGAGCAGCTCATGCTTCCTGAAGGTGCACAGGACTTTGACAGAACTCCTGATAACTTCTATGGAACCACTCCTGAAGTCAAAGGCTTTATCGAAAGCAATCCTGACATTAAAAGTCCTATGATTTCTAGGTTCCCTGAAGCTGTGGACGCTTTCTACAACTACACTCCTGACATTGTGGAAGGTACGTGGCTGATGACGGATGCCACTACGAAGCCTACGAAAGCTAAGTCTCCTAAGGAATCTGCTAAGCTTACTCTTAAAGACAAGAGCAATCTTGATGTGACTAGAGCAATAGCTGATGAGGATTATAGGCAGGCTGTTGAAGATGTTCGACATGCAGCTATTAGACTTGAATCTACTAGCAAGGGTGCAGACAAAAAGTCTTGGACTAAAAAACTTAATGATGGTCTTGTTAAAGCAAAGCAAGCTCTCAATAAGCTCCTTAATCTGAACATTGAACAGCTTCGTACTAATGCTGATACCTCTAGCAAAAAGCTAGTGACCCAGGGTATCACACCGTCCCTTGAGATGCTTCCCCTGCTGTCTCACAATGTCGCTATTATCGACAGTATAGACGCTCCTGAGGCAAGGGGTAGAACTGGCTACATTACTCGTGACCAGAAGATTTACCTTGTTGCAGATAACATTGTTGCTGAAGCTAAGCAACGTAAGAAGTCTGTCAAAGAAATAGCTACTCGTACTCTTGTTCACGAAGGTCTTGCACACTATGGTCTTCGTGCCATTATGAGCCCTGCTGAACTCGGTAACTTCCTGCACGACTTCAGAAGGAAGTTCGAGAATACTCCCACTTGGAAGCGAGCTGCTGCTTCTATTCCTGAGTTTGACCAGCTCAATAAAAGGCAGCAGGCTGAAGAAGTCTTTGCTAAACTTTCCGAACGTTACAAGATTAACAATCTTCTTGAGTCCCGCAATCTGGCTAAGGGGTATCTGAGCAGTTTCATTAAGAAACTTGACAGCAAACTTGGACTGACTGACCTGACTCTTGATGATGTCAAGTCACTTCTTACTGTTGCTGCTGACAGATTGTCTATGGAATCTGCTGGTTCTGATATTGCTGACATTGGAGCACACTACAGAACCATTCCTCAGACTGGTCTTGCTCGTTCTCTTGACCCCAACCTTGAATCCATGACCCGTGTTGAACGTGCTGAGGCTGAGGCGGCTCAGCGATTCCCTTTTTCTAACAGAGTTCAAGAGGCGATAGCTAATAGAGAAAACACTGTCGAATACCTTCGAGAAGGTTTGATTGACAGCTTCCGTCCTGTTGAACGAATGATTCAAGCTGTTAAGAATCTTGGAAAGAAAGCTGATAACAAAGCTCGTGTCACTTGGGACACTAATGTCTACAAGCTCAGCCAGCACCTCTCTAGTCAGCAAGCTCTCGCACTTCAACAGTACAAGACCAACTTTGTTGACCCCCTTGTCGACTTCATTAGCGACACAGCCCTTCCGGGAGAAGATTACAGAGTAACCTTTGCTCGTGTGTCTGACTACGTTGAAGCTGTTGCTGCCTATGAGCGTAACGATTTCGGAGCTAAGAGAGGTCTTGACTTCCCCCTCGTTCCGGGTAAGAAGGGTACATCTTTTCAGGAAAGTCAAGACTACTTCCGCAATATCATCAACAAGTACAGCTCTGAGTCCATGAACAAAGTAATGGACCAACTCCAGAAGATTAACAATGAACGTCTTCGTCTTCTTGAAGAAAAGAAGATTATCCCGAAGGAAGTCATTGATAACTGGAAAGCTGCGTACAAGTACTACATGCCCTTTAAAAGCTGGGAGAATGTGGTACAGGAACTTGACCCTGCTTGGTACAATAGCAGTACTCGTCGCTCTCTGTCCACACCCAACATCCAGAAGAAGATAATGAAGCGAGCTACTGGTCGTGAAGGTGAAGCTCAGAATCCTATTCTGCACTCTATCCTTCAGCTCTACGATGTGAGTAATCTTTCTCGTACTGTTGACATTGGTCGCTCTCTTCTGAGACTTGTTCGTAACAATCCTGACGCTACTAGCATCTTCGAGATGGTAGAGTACAGGGACAGGAATGACAAGGATTGGGGTAAGCCTAGACTTATCACTGACCCTGAGACTGGGGAAAAGGTCTACGTAGTTGACCACGGTGCTATGAAGCGTGTAATCAACAAGCAGACTGGTGACATCTCTCTCGTACCTACTAAGCACACTGCTGAAGGTGAAATGAAAAACACTGTGGCTGTCATTGATGAAGACGGCACCGTGCAGAGGGTGTTGCTTCACGATAGTGGTGTGGCTAGAGCTCTTAGAGCTGAGAACATAGCTAGGGCTTCTGGTGTTGTTCGAACTATCGGTACTATCCAGCATGAACTTGGAAAGTATATGACTTCCCGAAATCCTCTGTTCTGGATTACTAACCCCATTCGAGATACTGTGTCTGCTGCTATTAACATCAGTGCACTGAGTCAAGAACTTGAAGCTCTTGGTATTCCCAACTCCAAGGAAATCTCTCAGTCTATTCTGGTCAATGGTCTTGGTAGGGCACTTACTAAGAACAGTGTTCGTAACGCTCTCATGTACTTTCGTAAGTACGGGACCTTCAATGATGTTAAGGGTGCTAAATCTGGTCTCAGTGATGAGATAAAGATGTTCATGAGTGACTACGAACAGTACTTGAACTATGGTGGACAGACTGAATACTTTGGAACGAACACTTACGAAACATTACAGAAGGACATCTTGTCTGCACTAAAAGACAAGAATCCTAAAACGTTTCTTGAAAAGCAACGTCGTAATATCAATATGATGATGGAGTACATGGACGAGGTAAGTAACTCCCTTGAGAACATGACTCGTTATATTGCCTTCAAGGAAATCGTAGAACGTCTCAAGCCTTACGCTGAGGCAGGCAGGACTGCTGACGGCAGGCCCTTTAGTTACGAAGAAATGTACAGCCGAGCTGCTAACATTGCTCTCAACCTTACCGTGAACTTCTCTCGAAAAGGTAGCTGGGCTCCTGTCTTCAACTCTCTGTACATGTTTGCTAGTGCCAGCATCGGTGGTAACGTTCGTATGCTGGAGACTATCTTCCGTAAAGATAGAAAGACCGGCAAGACTGATTGGAATCACGTAGCTAGATTTGCATTGTACCCCATGCTGGGTTACGCTCTGCAAGCTATCATTGCCCGCGCCCTTATGGGTGACGACGATGATGGGGTAAGCTTCTACGATAAGATTCCTGAGTACATCAAAGCTAGTAACATCATCCTTCCGAACCCGTTTAGTGAAGGTGACTACATCACCATTCCGATTACCTACGGCTTCGACATGTTCTGGAACTTAGCTATGAATGTCTTCGAAGCTGGCCACAGTGTCACATACGGCAATCCCGGCCCTAACGCTATGGAAGCTGCTTCTTCTATTATTGGCAAGATGTTCAATAACTTCGCAACTATCGGTGGTACTGATGAGGGCTGGACTGCGTTTGTTCCCAGCATCATCCGTCCCCTGTGGCAGTTGTCTATGAACAAGAACTTTGCGGGTAATCCTATCATACCTACTGGCAATGAAAACCTGCGAGGTGAAATTCCTGACCATGAGAAGTATTGGAGTACAGCCAACCCCAGTCTTGTGTGGCTGACTAAGACCCTTTCCCCCATCATTGATGTCTCTCCTGAAAGTGTTGAGCACATTGCTAACGCTTACCTTGGTGGCCTTGGACGTATTACCTTTGGCCTCCTTGGTAGAGTCGATGAGTGGGCTCGTTATGGATTGGACCACGTTGATGTAGGTAAAATTCCCGGCCTTAAAGTTCTGTATAAAACTACTCAGGATAGCGACACTAGTGCTTTGTTCTCGAAGATGAGAACTAATGTACTCACTCAGATTAACACAGTTGACACTGCACGAACTGACATGAGACTCACTCCTGAAGAAAAACGAGGGGTATTGATGGATAACCTGCAAGGCTACAGACTTAAGCCTACTTTGAATAAACTTCAGCAGCAGCTTAATCTGCTTCGAGAGCAGGAGCGTAAACTGATGAACAATCCCTCTATCTCTTCCGAAGCTAAGGCTACTCGCCTTGACCAGATAAACCAACTCAAGCAGCGTGCTATGAAGCAGTTTATCAAAGCTGCTAATCAAGCTGGTGTAATTGGTTAAGGAGGAACTTTATACTATGGCACTCCCTATAGTGGGTACTCTTCTTAGTATCGGTGTCTCTCTCATTGACCAACTAGTTGACACGAGTGATGACGACAAGAAGTCTTGGAAAGAGAAGCTCTTTAACCTAGACAAAGAAGGACGTACCCAAGAACTAGAAGCTGAGGTAAATAAACTCAAGCAGCTCTCTACTGTAGACTTAGCACAAGTTAATCTTAACAACGTGTCACAATCGCAAGGTTCGAAGTGGAGAGACTTTGTAGGATACATGTGTGGGATAGGTATCGGTATGAACACCATCTATGTACCGTTGGCCAACACCATCATTAGTGTAGCCAACTCCTTTATGGATGGACCCTTTATCAATCACGTGCAACCTATGGACATTGAGTACCTGTTAGGTATTCTTGGTGGTATGCTCGGCCTCGGTGGTATGACACTGAGTAAGAACTACTATCGAAAGACCTAGCTCACATACCTCAAAATCAAACAGAAAAGCCCCTGTAAGCGATGAAACTTACAGGGGCTAACTGTTTATATAGGTTACTTAAAAACGTTGCTTAGAATCAATCCTCGTGCGATTTAAGGCACATAAAACAATAAGGGCCATCTGCCTTGCTGTCGCCTTTAGCAAAGTAGATGACCCTCATTGGTTAAAGGGTTATTCCTACGAAGTGCATGTCTGTTCTTATTGCTGACTGCGTCAGCAGTCATCAAAGGTACGCAAGCTCGAATGTACCCAAGAACCACTCCGCATATGGAAGGGGACAGTTGGAAGAGAGGTAGTTATGTCCCTGTACCCAGTACGATTACGCACTAAATATATAATACTTTGAGAGTAGGTGTCAAGTAAATTTCTTAGCTTCCTATAAAAAGAAAAGCCCCCAATGCTGAGGGCTTTTATCATATGAGGAGGTGTTTAGTTTTTTAAAGCACTAAGCTTCGACAGTACTGAACGTAATCGTCACAGGTTCATTAGTTTCAGGATTGACAACCTGAACCTTACCAAGACGGATGTCATTCAGCAGTTCGTACTGACCAACCTCAGCAGCGTGCTTGTTCAGCACATGCTTAGTGTGTCGGCACAGGATACGAAGTTGATTTTCGAGATTAGAAGTATTAAAGTCAAAGACCTGTCGGTCAATGTCACTCGCTGCCTTTCGCATATTGTTAAGATACTGAACCCGCTCAACAATGTCAACAAGTTTGACAAGCAGATTCTTGTACTCTTTCAGAGCAGCGCTCTTGCGTTCCTCAAACGTCTGTTCAACACAAGTCTTAGACATATCTTTACGCCGCCTTCTTAGAAGAAACAGGACGAGGCTTAACCTGCACCTCTTCCGTAGGTTTATATTCCTGAGCCTTAGTAGACTCTTTCACAACACTTTCGGAAGTGTTCAGATTGTTCAGGGGCATGCTGTTCACGGTCTGCTGAACAGCAAGCACCATGTTGTCGAAATCCTTCTGGTCAAGATTGCGGAAGAAAGAAAACGTATCTGACAAGGTAGAACCTTCGGCATTAGTGTAGATGACAGTGATAGACATTGTGTGTTTGTCCTTATTGTAAGGGTTAGTAGAAGGAAGACCAAGCTAACAAAAAAGAAATCCCCAGCTACACCCTCAGACTTCTCATTGGCAATGGCTTTCCGGGTTGGGTTTCCATTGAGGCTTGGCATTAGACGGTCTTTTTATCTGGCAGGTATTCAAGCAGGCTAAGACTAAGAGTGTAACTGGGGAAAGTTATCAACTTCAAGTACACTGTGAGAGTAGCACCAACCTCAGTCAAGTGTTAAAAGGTTTTAGCTTCGAGTGAAGGGTTGCAGAAGCACTGCGAAGCTTACGGGCGCTTACCTTTTCCACTATTTTCTTTTCAAGGGCTCAAGACTCTTTTATGTTGAAATGGGTCACTGTGGTGCCACCCTCATAGTGTACTTGAATAAATTTGTGTCGGGATATATTTAATTTCACCCTCCCGACTAGGGGTGACTCTCAAGGAGAAACAAGCTACCTAGGGGCAACAAACTAAGTAGCTTGCATTGTGGGGCTTAGTAACTAGGCAGCCTTAGTAACTTCAAGGTCGGCCGTAACGTTAGCTTCCATCTTCATTTCATTAGACTCTTTCTCCGGGGGAAAAGCCTGAAGCAGAGCGATAGGTAGCATCTTCTTAAAGAGTTCCCATTCAGCTTCAGAGAACTCACGACCGGGAATCGTCAGCTCGAACTCTTCAAAGTCCTTTTCAGCAGTGGAAGCACGGAAAAACATCTTAGTACCATTCATATTTAATACTCCTTGTACCTCTTGTCAAGAGGGCTAACTGTTCTTTTTTCTGTCCAATGATACAACATGTGAGTTCAATAGCTTCGCGTGTCGTTGTTTTCAAGACTGTCACAACGGAAGGTAGCGAAGTCATCACTCCCGATAGCGTGGTCAAACTTCTTTGCCACGTTAATACAGGACTCACCTTGCTCCAGCTTAACAAGAGCAACTCGGAACTTAGGAGCTCCGAAACATTCAATGTAGTACCACCCAGCGTAAGGAGTAGTACATCCAGTCTGAGTGTACATTTCCCTCAGTACCTCAGGGTCACACTCACGAGCATTAGTCATGAGTGCGACAGTGCCATCAGGGAGAGTAATGTTTCGGAAGCAGTCATGGTCAATAAGCTCCTGAGTACGAAGACGAACAAGAGTGTCAACAATCGTACCCATGTTCATAATCTGGAACGTAGCGTCCCATCTCATGCGGGGCATCTCAGCTTCCATGTCGAAGTCTGCTGCACCAAAGTTAGCAGGAGAGTCAACCTCAAAACAAGCTTCCCACACGTTAGAGGCAACCTCACCCATCTCTCGTTCTTCGTCAGAGAGCGTATCAGGATGGGATTCCAAGTCTTTAGGACAAGTCTCAAGCAGCTCAAGTCCATGTACGAAAGCTCGTGCACTTGCATTAGGATTACCCTGATAGTAAGAATCAATCCAAGTTACGCAAGGGGGAACTTTCTTTTCAGGAAAGAGGTCCTTCCACAGACGAGCACCAAGGTCAAAGTTATTAGACCTGTACCCTTCAACGTCAGGAAGGTTCTTCATCTCCTCGTAACAAGCATTCATTGCTCTGTTGATGACATACGAATCACAGTCATACCACACCATTCGCTTAGGTTGGTACGTTTCGAACAGAGCTCTCCAAGCGTGAGCTGCGGGAGACACACCAAGGAAGTAAATAGTGTCACGTTTACCGAGGTGCTTAGGCACAATTATAGCAGTCTGGTTGACAGTCTTACTTGACTGCCAATTAGGCCAGTATTCAATCTGCTCATTGGGGAAGTTATCCTTAACGTACTTCCCCGCAATAGCACCAAGCATGTGACCATAGATGTTATCTTCATAACAGATAAAAGTTCTAGCCATGTTAATCACCACTTACAATCTTCTTGACAAGTTCTTTAAGCTTAATACCCAGAGGGTCAGTAGGCTCATATTCAGGAAAGGTATGTGCAGGAAGTTTTTCGGTAACAGGTTGTCCAGCTTTGTCACACCCAGAGATATAGGTCATACACGGAAGACCACTCAGTGGGCATGTTACAAGGTCAGGCAAGTCAGCTTTAGGCTGCTGAAGCTTCTTCGTGTCCAGCATCTTCAGCAACCTCGTTAGCCTCAGGCTCAACTTCAGTAGTTTCTTCGGGTTTAAACAGTTCTTCATAACCCTTCATCTTCAGGAAAGCACTGCCTGCGTAGTGGGCAATCTTCAGCAGGTCAGAAAGAGTTTCTTCTTCACCACGACTGTTAGTCTTCAGTCGAGCAGCATAGCGACCAATGTTAATCAGACAATCATCAGCACTGAAATTGGTGAGATTGTCATTCGGATAGTCACCATACTGAGGGACAGTGTACTCTTCAATGTGCATAGCTACAATGGCAGCAAAGCAATCCCACATGTACTTGCGAAGAGAAATGTCCTGACCAAGCATGTGCTTGTACGCAGCAAACTTAGTCATAAAAGCTTTGATGTCATCAGTAAAATCGCGCTTGTGCACAGGCAGCTTAGCCGCAACTTCAGTAGTGTTGTTCATAGTACTATTTACTCTTAATAAGAAGGTTAGGATAAAAAAGATTTATTGCTTCAGTGTTTCGAAAAGAGTAAAGGGGGCAGTGCTCAATAGGACACATGTCAACTTCTTTCACGTTACCCCCACTACATTCCTTACACTTGGCTTTTATTGCACTCATCGCACTTCGAAACTTCATTACATTCGGAGGAAGCTTCGACTTCTTTTTCCTCGACACTCGTGCTTTTGTTGAGGGCATCTTTAGATTCCTTTTCCTCCAAAGCAAGGAGGTCACGAGAGGTGCTGGGTTTCAGCGGAACAGGAGACTTAGTATGAGTTCCGTTAAAGATATTAGCGAAAGCTTCGAACACCGTCTCTTCTTTTCCACATCTACGACATTTCTTGTGTCGCATCAGTCCGTGACCAAGAGGACTAACGTCTATACCAAACGTCCGAAGTGCCTCCCAGTCATGACCGCAAAACCAGCAGACAAGCTTAGTTAGATGGGTCATACTTAAAATCCAATTTCAATTTGTAAAGGTCGTTGTCAAGCACTAATCTAAACACAGTAGCGAGAAGGTCAAGACTTTCATCGTAGATACGGTCGTTATCTCGTTCACTTTCTTTCTTGTACAGTTCTTTCTTAAGTTCTTCGAACTCTTCTTGTAGAACCATAAATGAGTGTTCGAGAGAGGGATGCTTAGTAAATTTCTTTAAACATTCATCTAACCGTTTTAGTACGTCTACTGTTACACAATTGTACCGACTATGATAGTTTGAAAGGTCGTACTCGGTAAGCATATTTCTCTGCCCAATCCTTATAAGTAGTACGAGACTTAGAGCTAAGTTTACAGTTCTCTCGCATGAAGTGCAGTGCGATGTCCAACTCCGGGTGCTGTTGTTTCATTAGCACCATCTTTACTCTTGCTCGTGGGTCAAAGTAACCTTTAACTTCAAGGTACTCTTCAGTACCATCAGGATACCTAACCCAGAAGTCTGGAGTGTACTTAGCTTTCGGGGGCTGATAGTAGAAAGAGCAAGGCTCGTACTTCCATTCAGCCCCTATACTAGTCAGGTACTCTGCAACCTTAGCTTCGTATTTACTACGAAACTTCGGCTTCTTCGGTTTTGTTGTCCGAGGTTTCTTCGGACTTGTTGAGGTTTTTGATTTCATCTTCATAGTAAACTTTCTTGAACTTGGAGAGTACCTTGCACTCATGTTCTTTAAGAGAACCAACTTCGGCACAACACCAAGCAAGGTCATCCAGATTTTTATTCAGAAAATCTCGAAGCTGATAAGCCACCAGCAGGGGAAGCTTCATGGTAGTAACAGCACGGTCATCGCCGGTCATCATCCAAGGCTCAAAAAGCGTGAGGTACACTGTGTCACGAGAAGCAGTAATACGCATGTGCTTTTCGAAGTACTTGGGAATTTCCAGACCCTCGAGGGGAAGTAGGTAACCACCCCACTTGTCAGTAGAGTCCATATTCCGGGCAGCAGCAGAAACACAACTAAGTTCAGGCATTGTTATTCTCCTTTAAAATCCATGCACGTCTTCTTTATTGCTATTCTATATATCACAAACAAAGTATGGATGGTACTTCTTAAGTTCTTCGTAAACCCTGTCACACAGATATTTAATATCCGGGTGAGCAGCATAACTGCAACGCAGCTTCAGAATGTGTCGCCACTCTCGAATGTTGCAGGTCATCACCAGCTCAGTCTTCAGGTTGGTAGGCAGAACACTACGAGCAAACTGAGGAGGTACACCTTCTTCAATAAGTGCCATGTAGCTTTCCTCAACTTGTTCGAAAGATTTCTTGATAGTTTCAAGAGCTCTTGTACTAATCATCTGATTAGCATAGTCAGGAAGAATTACAGAAATTTCATTGCCGAACTTGTCTTTTGCATAGTTCACATAACGAGTGCTTTCCTGAGTGAAAGCTGCAAGTCTGTGTCGAACAAGCTCGTGAGAGATACCTCTGTCAGTAATGAACTTAACCGTAAAACTAAGGTGTTCGAGAGGACTCTCATGTTCAGCACGGATAAGCTTTCGAATAAACTTATCTACTTCTTCGGGAGTGTAGTCAGGTTTATTTGCTTTGTAGCAAGTACGACCTGCATCTATAATAACCTTAGGGTCAAGGGTAGACAAGTCAGTAATAAATTCCACAGAAGGTTTAATGATTTGCATGTGAATTACTCCTTAACTTCTCCAATACGATTCAGTAGCCAACCTCGCACGTACTTACGGTAGTCACTGCGACCGTTAGTGTTAAGTCCAAGAGAAATATAATGATTCACTTGGAGACCGTCAAGGGCACGACGTAAACATTCTGTGTACCGAGTATCATTACCAACTTCCTGCAACCTACGCCGAGTGTTGGGACCAACAATGCCATCAATGCTCAAGTCAGCACCGAATGTGTTGCGATAGTTCAGAGCGTTACAAGCTCGTTGAATGAGCAGCGTAGTTTGCCTACAACCAAGGTTTACACTCTGGTCAAAAATTTCGAAGGCAAGGGAGAAGTCAGTAATGTTATCCAGTTCGAAAGGATTCCAGAACTCTCGCTTGTACCAGTTACGCACGTGCTCACTGAGGTCTGCATCGTTACGAAGTGCAGCTTTAAACTCAGAAGTGTTAGCACCGTAGAGTCGCTTCAGGTGGTCAACTACTTTCCAACCTTCCCAAGAAGGAAAGTTATTACGGGAAACACCGTACACAGTTTCACCACCGGTGTCGTTACGGTCATTACTGTAAGCACCTTCTAAGTCAAGAGTCTTCTTTAAAGCCTTATCAAAAACACTATCACAAGATTCGTACATAGGTTTAAATTTTATTTCCACGTTAAAAGTTAGTAGGGTACCCACCCTAAGTGCTTGCCCGCACCACCACGAACGAACAAGCAGGTGGGTACCCCATCCCCGTAGGTAGCACACACACACGCTAAGGAGAAACTTAGCTACACTTACGCCGCGTTAGCGTAAGACACAGACTCCGACTTCTTGCTGAAGTCAACACTACCAGAGGTAAATGCCTGATACAGCATCGAAGCCAGCGAAGTAATCTGAGTGTGATTCAGCTTGAGGTCACCGATGGAGTCGATAGCCTCAATGGTCTCGTGCACAAAGCACGTACCACACACGTCAGGAATCTTGTCACTGTGCCAAGTCTTCAGTACATTGTCCTTAACAACGTACTGACCAAACACATAGGTGTTGTCCACAGGCTGCGTGTGTTCACAACCACAAGCGGGACAAGTCTTGCTTTCACCCGTAGTCACAGGGAACCGGTACGGTTCATCAGTGTAAGGGTTCTTACAATTCGGACAAACGTGCATCTGATACAGGGGGTTGTCCAGAATCTTGACATCAATAGTCTGGCCAGCAATGTTCATAGAGGTAGGGTAAATCATGTTAATACCCTCCTTGTGTGCTAAGGATTAAACAACCTGCGTTAGTTGGATTGCGACAACTCATCCGAGCTATCACTTACAGGTTCGGAAGAAATGTTTTCGTTAATCAGTCCATGAGCTTTACACCAGTCTTTGTACTGGTTGCAGAACGGAGCTGCACTACAATAATCTTTACACCGACGACGAGTCGGAGGACGTTCCTCAATACGAATGTCACCGGTAAGATTCTTGTACTTAATGTAAGACTTAGCTTCCTCTTCAGTAGAGCACAAGCGAATAGCCTTAGCAGCACCGGGTCGGTACACAGCAAAGCAACCACCAGATTCCCAGCAGTACTCCTTGCTGCAATAGGGAAGCTGGTCATCAGGAATGTTTTCAGCTTCCACATGCTCAGTCAAAAGAGAGCGGTAAAGATGTTCTCGGTCTTCCAGTGACCAGCAAGGCATTTCGAAAGTAGTACAGGGGGCGGGAGGGTACTCTCCTTCCTTTGTGTACCTCAGCTTAGAGTCACGCCAGTCCATATAGATAGCGTTGATAGCTACCTTTTCAACAGGATAACCTTCCTTCTCAAGAAAGTAAGCGTTAATCATAAGCTGCTTAATCCACTCATCCTTCATCTCCTTTCCGTAGATGTAAGTAGTTGTGGTCTTGTGGTCAGAAAGAGTTTTAGTTTCCTTATCATAAGCATCGAACTTAGCACCCACTCGGCGGTAGTCTTGTTCAGTACCACCTAGGGGTTTGTCGTAACGGATGATTCGCTTTTCAACAAGGTATCGAGGATTGTTCTTGAGTCTGTTCTCAAGGAAGTCATGCATTGCATGACCAGCAAAGGTGTACCAGATGTTAATAATCTCTGGTGTGTCCATCTCCTTTGCGTGACGCTGCTCAAGCTGAAGCTGACGAGGAGATTTGCAAAGTCGAGTAGCACTGTATTCAAACATGCGGTCACCATCTTCACTGTGAAGGTCGGTGTACAGTGCATCTTTAATAATCTGAGGGATAACTTCTTCTTTATACTTAGCCATGTGAGAAATACCTTAAGAGACTAGAAAACCCCACAGGGTATAATGGAATTGACTGTTTACGTTTTACCACATTCTACATTATATTCCTGTGGGGTTATTAGTGGGAACTAGTTAGGTAAGACTAGAAGGGCGCACGCTGTGCTTCCGTCTGGGGCTGAAGGAATGCAGGAAGCTTAGCATCAGGAGTGCTATACTGCGGACGACTAGCCGCCTGCACCATCTCATAAGCCTTGACCTGCTCATCGGTCAGAGGCTCGTAAGTGGGGTTGTTATCCTCAAGTTTGGCAATGGAAATCCACCGCCAGAACTTACCTTCGCGTTCGCTCTTAATGTCGAACATGTCGCCGGGCTGAGCAGCCTTCTGGAAGAACTGCACAACAGACTGACCGGGGCGCGTAATGCCGCGCTCAATAACAGTGATAGCCTGATTGTTAAACAGCGTCTTCTGATAAGGCGTGTCCGGCTCACCCTGAAAGCCCTTCTTCATACCAGTGACAACGAAGCCACTGTACTTCTTGCCAGACTGACCCACCAAATCATGTTTCTCTTCAATGTTCTCGAACTTAAACCACATGGTTATATCTCTCTTTAGTAAATCTTTATTTAAGCAAGCTTGACATCTGTAATGTGGAAGTGCACACCCCAATTCTCGTGGGCAATAAACTTTGCCTCTTCTACAGACTTAGCTTGTACGCAACTCACTGTGTCTTTACCTGTACGTTTTTCACGAAGGTACACAGTGTAAGGTTCCTTCTGCCACCGAGGTTTATCAGAGGTACCTTTGTTCTTGTCAGACATAATAATACTTACTCCTAAAGGTGTCAAGAGATTTAAGCACAAATTTTTTGAAGTGTGTCAACTATTGCTTTCGGCATGGAAGTATCAATACAGAAGAACCAATCAATGTTATTCTTGGTAACTTCACTAGCCTTGTACTCCATGTATAAGTCACCATAGGTTCTACCCACAGCAACTTCGGAAGTCAAAGGAACTTCAATCTCCCAACCGAAGTAGTCTTTAGACAGCTCAGGCAGACGTTCAAACGTGTCAGCACAAATCTTAGAGACAATGTACACTTCTTCCTTGGGGCAGTCCCACACAAGGGAGTCGTGCACCTGAAGGATAAGACGAGACTTCAACCCAAGAGAACGCACCTTACGCCAGATGTTTACCATTGCAAGAAACATTAGGTCAGCACTGATACTCTGCACAGGATAGTTGCAGATGTCATTGAGATTATAACCAAGAGGTCCTTTCTCATTATCAGTGTTGTAATCAAAGGTGAGGAATCGTCCACTAGGATTACGAAGAAAGTTTTCTTTGTTGACAATCTTTTCATTCCGAAGCTGCCACGAACGAAGACCCTTGTACTTGTCATAGAACCCGGGCACAATCTTCTGCCAACGTTCAAGAGAGTAACGAGGCATACTTCCATCGTAGTAAAAAGCTTTAGGCTTTCCATTGTACAGCATTCGGAAGTTAAAGATTTTAGCTGTAGTACGAATCTTCTTGAAAGGTTTAGACTTAATGTCCAGATGAGCACCATCAAACCAACGCTGAGCACTGTCAGTGTGTACGTCGAAACCATGACGAATCTCATCACACATAATGGGGTCATGACTAAGAGCAGCAGCAGTACGCCATTCAATCTGAGAAAGGTCAGCATTGACAATGTAGTCATAGCGAGGAATGATAAGCTTCTTCAGAGGAGAAGTCGTACCTCTGGGAAAGTTCTGGCCATTGGGGTTAGAAGAACTGAGACGACCAGTGCACGTAACGCTCTGGTTAAAGTTGGGGTGCAATCGTTTGTCACCCCCAAGCTTACGAAGCAATCCACTCTCACTATTAGATGAACTCCACAGTGTAGAGTACACCTTCTGTGCGTTAGCTCGTTCTTCTAACTTCTTATAAAACATTTCTTGTTGGTCAGTGTCACAGTGCAGAAGCTGTCTAGCTTTCTTTCCTGTGCTGTACTTTCCAGTCTTTGCACTTTTAGTAGCTTCGTGAGGGACGAATCCTACACCATTGATGTGTTGCAGATACTCAGCCTTTCTGGTGTACACACGAAAGGTTCCATTCTTTCGCTGCTTTGCAACTAATTCTTGCACAGTACGTTTAATGGTACCACCGTACATCACAGCGTACAGTTGGTCTGAACTACTGGGAGAGAACTCTACACCAGCAATGTCACACAGTTCTTTGTTGAGAACCTTAAGCTTTTCATCGTACTCGTGCACATATTGTTTAGCTGATTCTGCATCAAACTCTACTCCGTAGTATTCTACTTCGGAAAGAATCTTTGACAGTTCGAAAGTGAGGAAGGCTACCTTCTCAAGACCAGCTTTCTTTATCTGCTCGAACTGGTCAAGAAATAAATCTCTAGTGAGATTTACGTCTTGAATGAGGTACTTCCTGTGCAAGTCCCAAGGAATCTCGTCAGTCTCGTAGCCATTCTCCCAGTACTCGTGCATCTCATCTACCTTCTGGCCAAAGCCACGACGTTCTGCACAAGCGTTAAGACCCAAGGGTATCTTAGGATTCTGCCCAACAAGCAAGTACTCTGCAAGCAATGTGCACCAGATGTTCTTGTTGTCGAACTTAATACCCATCTTACGAAACCAACCGAGGTCGTGTTTAGCATTGTGAAACACAAGCAAGTCTGCTTGGTCTACCTCTTTCTGAATGGCGTCAACCATTTCACGATGGTCTCGTATAGGTTCGCTAACGTGATTAAAAAGCCAAGCTTTATCTATGTTATCATTGTCTACTGCTCCCACAGAACATAGGTAAGAATCAGGATGCCACGGTGTGTGCCGAGGAATTTTTGTTGATTCTGTGTCGAATACTCTATAAGGAAAGTTAATCATGAGAACTTACTTATTGTTGAGGTCCAAGACAAAGAGGTTTGGAGTAAGTATAATCACTACCAAGCTCATTGTAAACTGGTTCAGAGTATCTTGCACGAGTGGGGTCAAAGGTCACCTCAATCTTAGCGTGCATGCCTGTACCAAGTTTGTTCTTGCAAAGATGCAAGTACCGTAAGTTCTCTTGGTCTGTGTGCATGTCATCAAGTTTCTTACCGATGCCAATGATGTAGTCAAACTCACCGGGCTTCAGTGTCTTACTGCCATCAAGGTCAGAAGGCATAAGCCACTTCTTGTTCTCTGCTGTCACAGACGCCTGACCAACTGTAATGATGTGCACGTCAAACTTCTTAGCCAATTCTCGAAGCTTAGCATAGATAGCCTGAAGACGTTGAACGTCCCCCATCTTTGCCATACCTTTGAAGTGCAGTTTATCTGCTTGGTCAATCACACACACACGCACATTGTACGTTTCGAACAGAGCTTTGATGTCATCAACGTCGATGATGGCTTCATCATAGAGGTGAAGCTTTTCACCACCAAGACGTTGGAACTCTTCTTTGCACTTATCAGTGTGGGTCTCTAGGATTTCTTGCGGGACATTGAGAAGGGATTGATAGAAGCGAGCCATAAGTTTTTCTCCATCTTCTTCATTATTGAGATGAAGAAGGATTTCGCCCTCTTTAAGTTGGCTAATCCAGAATGACTCTTCGGAAAAGAGGAAGGAAGTTTTACCTGTGTCGGGACGGGCAAAGATGTGGCCAAGAGTTTTACCCCGGATTTCACCAAGGTGCTCATTAAGCCCAGAGATACGCCACAGAAGGCCGGGCTTTTCTTTCTTCTTTGCAACCAGTTCAGTGATGTCCGTAGTTACAAAGTTGAAATTCTTTTTCTGAAGACGCAGCTTGAGATTGCTGTACTGTTCACAAAGTTCGGATACAGAATCAAGTACACCAGCAGAATTATCTTCAAGAGATTCGGAAATCTTAAAGAGGATTTCACTACTGAAATACTTTTCAAGTATGCTGTTAAAATTCTCTTCAACTAGTTCGGAATTAAGGTTGATTTCCCCAAGCTTCTCGAACAAGGTAGAGAAGATGTTCCTCTTGCGAACGAGAGGATTACGCATACTGTTGTAAAGTAACAGCTCTTCAACTTCGATAACATCCTTACTAGGATACTCTTTGAAGTATTCTTCAATGGATTTAAGCAGCAGCTCAGTCTCAGGTTCAAAGTTTAGTTCTTTCACATAGAAGCTGTACTTGTCGAAGTGCTCGCGCACAAGCAGGAACTTTATCAGGGTGAGTTCCTGCACAAGTTCGGAAGGAGAATTTTGTTCAGACATAATTTAGTACCATCAAAGTAAGGCTAAAGTTTTCTTTAAGCTTCCTTTAA